AATAAATTGCCAACTGGCCAAATAGTATATTGTGATAAACATAATCCAAATTTAAACAAGGAGAAGAATAATGGCAAAACCGATAGATATAAGTAAGTTCAGAAAAAGTATTACCAAGAGTATTGCGGGTATTAGTGCAGGGTTTCACGATCCAGATACCTGGATCAGCACGGGAAATTATGCTCTTAATTATCTGATTAGTGGGGAATTTGACAAAGGAATACCACTTGGTAAAGTTTCGATGTTTTCGGGACAATCGGGTGCAGGTAAAAGTTACATTGTTTCGGGCAACATTATTAAAAATGCACAAGATCAAGATATTTTTTGTATATTAATTGATACAGAAAACGCACTAGATGAAAAATGGTTACACGCATTGGGCGTCGACACATCAGAAGAAAAGTTAGTAAAATTCAATGTGTCATTAATTAATGATGCAGCACAAATTATTAATGAATTTGTTAAAGAATACAAAACTCAAGCTGTGGAAGATAGGCAGAAAATTTTAATTGTAATTGATTCACTTGGTATGATGTCATCCGCAATTGGTGCTGCACAATTTGAAAAGAATGATATGAAAGGTGACTTTGGTTCAAAACCAAAGGAACTTATGGCATTAGTTCGAAATTGTCTGAATATGTTTGGTGATTTAAACATTGGCTTAGTATGCACAAATCACAGTTATGGATCACAAGACCCATATTCACCTGATGATAAAATCAGTGGTGGATCTGGACCAGTTTACGCTTCAAGTATTGTGGTTGCTATGAAGCAATTAAAATTGAAGGAAGACGAAGGTGGTGTAAAAGTTACCGACGTATTGGGGATTCGAGCAGGATGTAAAGTAATGAAAACACGGTTTAACAAACCTTTTGAAGATATTGAATTACAGATTCCATATGATAAGGGTATGAGCCCATATACCGGTTTCTTTGATTTAATTGAAAAAAAGAAATTCGTCGTTAAAGAAGGTAATCGATATGTATATACCGATTTAGATGGCGTAGTTCATAAGTATTTTAGAAAAGAATGGAATAGAAACGAAAATGGAATTATGGACTTAGTAATGTCTGAATTCAAGGCTCGTGATACACAAACAGCAGCGACACAGGAAGCAATTGAGGCAGAAGAATAAAATGATTAACGAAAATCACGAATTGATTATGGAATTATGGTCACGTTTAAAGGCGCATATTCCTCCTAAAGAAAGACTAGAAGTGGCTGATATTCTTATCATAGTATTTGATGAGTTTGGTTTAGTTAGTGATGAAATTTTGGAAGAAGATCTTGACAAAGAAATTCTTGCAGCAGTAAAAAGCCACTTAGTCGAACCATTCGACGAAGATGAACAGGATGATATTTTTTATGACGAATAAACAAACAGCAGCAGAAGCAGGAGAGGCACTATTGGTAACAATTGGTACCAAGATTCCTTTGGATGCCGTAAAGGCAATTCAATCATATAAAGAGAATATGAGGGATATAGATGTTGGTGCCGATTATGTTGTTTGGGTATCGGAGCCCGTGAATTTGACAAGATTGCACACGGCAATTTCTGAAGATTTGGGGGTTCATCCTAGGGCTATGGCAATCAAACGCCAATTGATGTCCCGAACTCAGAAAGCAGCATTATTGGTGCAAGCAATGGAAATCGCAATTAAGAGGCAACACCAACTATGAGTGATGCTGACCTAATTATAAGTTTTCTTAAATACAATGTATCAGAAACCTATAAAATATTGGCAAAGCAGCAACCAAAATGGTGGAATAATATGGTGGGAGATAATCCCACCATAGAAGAATATGAAAGACGGTGTTTGATTGCACGGTTTTATTAAAGGAAATTATGAGTAGTTGGTATCACAAAGTTACAGGGGATCTTAGTTTGATCCCCGATTTTATTGAATTCTATGAAAACGAATTAGTTGATGCACGGTCAGAATTATCATTAAAGGGTAGTTTAGAAAAACACGCCGCTCAATTACCAGGTATTGTTGAACAACGGTATTCTCAGTTACAAGAAATAGAAGCGGTATTAGAATTCCTAAATATACAGTTACGAAAAGAGCGATCATTCCATTTTAAAAAATTTATAGAAGGGTATAATAAAACCTTAAGCTCAAGGGATGCCGAAAAATATGTCGATGGTGTTGCTGATATTGTTGATTCTACTATATTAATAAATGAAGTGGCACTATTGCGAAATAAATTTTTAGGTATAACTGCTGGACATTCTGCAAAGAATTTTATGCTTAGTAATATATCAAAATTGCGAGTTGCTGGATTGGATGACGCTACAATATGACAAAAACGACAACTTTACAGATACTAGATGAAGTAAACATAAAATTTCAAGATTTGTCGATTGAATGTCGAAGAGAAATGGTCACATCATTGGAATTTTATGTACCTGGTGCAAAATTTTTGCCATCTGTAAGATTAGGAAGATGGAATGGAAAAAGTTCATATTGCACAATGGGTGGAAGTTGTTATATAAATCTACTTGATACATTATTGCCTATCGTTCAGAAGCACGGGTATGAGATTGATATCGATGATCAGAGACCAGAGAGAGAAGAGTTTGTATTTGATTTAGTTACTGAAGATAGTTATAGCCATATCAAATGGCCAGCAGGACACCAACTTGCCGGCCAATCAATTATGATTAAAGAACATCAAGTTGAAGTAATCAATTCTTATTTACAGAACATAACAGGTATTAATATTGCCCCGACTGGCAGTGGTAAAGCACAACCATTATATTCGAAGATTAAAACCCCTGCGGGATGGACTACAATGGGCGACATCAAAATTGGTGATATTGTATCTACCCCAGATGGAAAAATTGCACCAGTAATTGGGTTATTCCCCCAAGGCAAGAAAGACATATATGAGATTACATTTGCAGATGGAAGGAAAGCGCAGACCTGTAAGGAACATCTATGGGAGGTATATAATAAGCACTGGGCAAATAGATGGAAAACAATTTCATTAGATGAGATTATTCGTCTGATGAATGAGACGAAGGGAGAATACTATGTTCCACTTATACAAGATAAATCTCCTAATGTAGATTTACCGATGGATTCTTATTTCTTAGGATTGATCTTGGGTGATGGATCATTTAGGAACAACACACTCAGTTTTTCAACGACAGATCCGGAAATAAAAGATTATATATCCGATATTATTGATGAAGATTATTATGTAAAGAAATTGGGCGAGGGATGTGACTATTCTATTTGTATAAATCGCAATCGGTACAATGATCTAAGACATTCTGCGGGACAACTAAATGCGACAGGAATTTTTCATAAATATAGAAAAATAATTATGAATATGGGGTTAGATAATAAACTTTCTCAAGATAAATTTATTCCTGATATTTATAAAACAGGTTCTGTAAAACAAAAGGAAGATTTAATTGCAGGATTGGTAGATTCGGACGGTTATATATCTACAGGCGGTGATATATCAATTTCGACATCGAGTGAACAGATGGCTAAGGATATTCAGGAAATAGTATGGTCCATTGGTGGGATTGCTAAAATTACATCGAAAATTCCACATTATACTTATAAGGGTGAATATAAAGCGGGTTTAAGAAATTATAATGTATCTATTCGATATGCTACACCGAAAAATTTATCGAAATTATCTCGCAAGAGAGACAGGATACCAGAAAATTATCAATACTCTGACATAGAAAAAGGAAGAGAATTAAAATTGAGGATTGAATCTATAGAATTAGTTGGGCAAGAAGAAGCTCAGTGTATTATGATAGACCACCCCGATCATCTCTATATAACAGACAGTTTTGTAGTGACGCATAATACCCTAATAACGGCAATTCTCAGCCATAAGGTTCAACCATATGGACGCAGTATAGTGATTGTGCCGACAAAAGATTTAGTTACTCAAACAGAAGAAGATTATATTAATATGGGGTTGGATGTTGGCGTATTTTACGGTGACAGAAAGGAATATCAAAAGACTCATACGATATGCACTTGGCAAAGTTTAGAAAGCTTATCAAAGAAATCGAAGAAAGAATATTTGGATATCGATATAACTAAGTTCTTTGAAAATGTTGTTTGTGTGATGGTAGATGAGGTTCACAGAGCTTCTGGAGATGTTTTACGAAGATTGCTATCCACACATCTTGCAAATTCTCCAATACGCTGGGGTCTTACTGGGACTATGCCTGAAGAGGAATCTGACAGAATTGCTGTGATTGCTTGTATTGGGCCATTATTAGGAAAAATCAATACTAAAGAATTACAGGATCTTGGTATTCTCGCACAGTTAGATATAAACATTTGGCAATTGCAAGATATGGGTGAAAATGCATTCTCTAGTTATCAAGCAGAACTAAAATGGCTTACAACAAGCCAGGCAAGACTGAAATTTCTTGCAGCAGAAGCGATAAAAATGGCTGAAACAGGCAGTACCTTGATATTGGTTGATCGTATTCAGACGGGAGAGATGTTACAATCATTTATACCGGACTCGATTTTCATTTCTGGTAAAATGAAATCAAAAGATAGAAAAGAAGAATATAAAGAAGTTCAGGAAGTAGATGGAAAGATCATTATTGCTACGTTTGGTGTTGCGAGCACAGGTATCAATATTGTTAGAATTTATAATTTAATTTTATTTGAGCCTGGTAAAAGTTTTGTTAGGGTGATCCAAAGTATTGGTCGTGGCATTCGTGTTGCTTCTGATAAGACTCACCTGAATGTTTATGATATTTGTAGTAATACCAAATATAGTAAGCAGCACTTAACAAAACGAAAGAAATTTTATAAAGAAGCAGAATACCCATTTACTGTTAAGAAGGTAAATTATTAATGAAAATTGAAACGCAAATATCATACGGATTCGTAGATTTGTTAAATACATTCTTCGAAGCTAATAAATTAGAAGTTAACTGTCTGGAAAGAGACAATTATCCATCAAATTTAATAACATTGATATATGAAGATGATTCGGAAACAGCAATGAGCATAACTCTTATGTCATATAGAAACCTCGGATTTGATAATATGTTATGTGATTATTTGATCAAATGTGGTGTACCACCAAATAGGATTGCTATTGGTAGGGTAGATATAACGAGGAATATGAAAAAATTAGATGAAGATTGGGAAGCATACCGTAAAACAATAGGATTGAAATAACAAGATG